CCTGTAAATTTCTTACGCAAATTCGAGTTTTTAAATTTCATTTTTGTTTTTGGTTAACCTATTGTTTTATAATGATTTCATTACCACTTTCAAAAGCCACTCTGATCCTTAAGACCCCACATAAACGAGCTAAGTTATTGTTTATTAGTTTCATTATTTTTAATTCTTCTTAAATTACAGGCGGTTAAACTGTAAAACAGTGAAATTAATCACGATCTTTTCAGATCCTTGATCTGCTAAGAACCTTATATAGGGCGCTGGCTGGCGGTTTAAATGAAGTACTTTAAAACTGTAAAAAAATAACGATAAAGAGCGCGCAGGAGGGTGAGGAAGAGTGCGGATTTCGTGGCATACATTCTGTGTGGGCCTAGTTTCCGTGGCTAGAACCTCGCTGGCCAACATAGACGGCATTAACTTTACTGCAGCGAGTAGCGGGCACTAAAAAGCCCAGCGTGTTGCTGGGCTTGTTTGGTTGGCTTGTGTGTTACTTTGTTATTGGGTCTAGCCTAGATTTTTGGTCTGCTGCTTCACCTGCTTTGCTCGTGAATACTGCGGCTGTAATTGGTGGCGCCATTGTTGGGCTGTGCTTGTGGGTTGCGCATTCTGTTGCTATATCTTTTACTGTTGCCATTAGTTCTGATAGTAATTTAAGTACATTCTCACTGTCGCTACCTACCCATGTTTTAGGGCTCTTATGTTCTTGCTCTTTGGTTGCTATTACTTTGCGTGTTTCACACTGTAGCTCTGCTAATTTACCAATTATGTCTTTTAATGATTCATCGGTTTTGTTTTCAAAGTTGCCGTGTTCATCAATGTGTTGATATACACCATCACGTACTTGGGTGCGGGTTTCACCTTCTTTGATTGCGGGTAAGTCCCAACCAAAGGGTAATACTGTTCTAATAAATGGTTTATCTGCTCGCCCATAAGCAAAGCCAATCTCTACAATCGAACCAATAGCCGGCGGTTCTAGTCGGCCTGCTTTGTCGCCCGCGCCTGGTAATGGTAACGGTACGGCTTGAAGTGGTTTAGATTTAGTGTCTGTGCCGTTTTCGTCTATGAGTTGAACGTTAACAGCATAGCGAGGGTAAAACGCATCGCTGCCACGTTCGCCATCGATGGCGGGTAGTTCTGGCAAAGCGACTACTCTACCCCATCGCGGTAAATGTAATTGGCCGGTTAGTTCTGGAAACAACCGGCGCACAATTCTTAATATCGCTTTTTCCATTGTTACCAACTTATTTGCATGTTTGTGCCTTGAAACTCAACGGCGGTTATACGTTCGTCATTGGCAGTTACGTTTGGGCGTATCATTGGGGCTGCTGGCATTTTTGCGGTTTTGCCTGCTTGATGATCGGTCATGAGTTCTTTTGCTATTGTTACTGGTTTATCAAACCAAAAAGAATCAGCATAACTGCCAACAAATACTTTACCGTTACCCTGTTGATACCAAACAAAATCGGCAATACGGAACGCACGGCCAATATTGTTTAACATGGCATATCCTGAACTATCAGAGTAAAAACACGGTATGGCCGTATCAGCATAGGCTTTATCGGGTATTACAAAATCAACGCCTGTTTGTGCTGTTATCTCATCAAGCACTTGACGCATAGTTGGATGGCGCAGCATCACCGTTAAATTGTAAGCAAGTGATGCAGACCACTCACGGCAAAAAAGCGTAAACCAGCCATTAACCGCAGGTAGCACACGTTCAACATAGCCGTTAAATACTCGGTCAACCATATCGCCCCAACCTAAATCAACCGCAACCGGTGCTAACTTAGCCACACTTTGGTTAACGGTTATTTGGCAGTTACCTGGTGTTGATGCCTGTAGCACTACCCAGTGATCTTTCATATCAACTTTTTCATTATTGATATGAGCGCGAGCAATAAAACGAGCATTAGCGGTGGCCATTATGCGGTTCTTAGTTTTGCAAAGTTATCTTGTAGGTGCTGTTGTAAATTAGCGTATTGCACTTCGCTTTCACCACCTTGCTGATTAGCTTGCGCTTGGGGAGCGCGTTCCTCTACTTTTTCAGGAACCGACCTGCACTCACTAAGCGTAAAATTCACAGCCCATTGCCGGGTAGTTTCTTGTTCAACAGCTTCAATTTTACTGCTAAAACGCACTTGTTTAACCCCTAGCGTATTTGCAGTGCGATTACTTATACGATAAATAACACGCGCTCCGCCCTCAGTCGCTTCGGCTAAATTAAACAAATCGGCCAAGTTATCAGCCATAGTGAAAGGTAAAAAACCACTCACAGCTAACGTTTTAGCCTTAATACCCGTTTCAGCCTGATCAGTACTTGATGATTGGCCGCTGGCGTCTTCGCTGGCAAGCTCTTGGCTAGCCGTAATGCGAAGTGATTTAAGATTTATTGATAGCGAGTTGAGGTTTAGCATTTATCACCTAAAATATGTAAGCAAATATCTGATAGTTATGTAATAAAGCGTCATTAACTGGAGTTCCATCTTTAATGTTTTTAAGATTAATACTCCAATGAATAGAACCTTCATCACCTATACTTCCTGATTTCCATCTAGGTGATAATTCATGTGATAATGGACTGTCACCTATCATGCTCACATTGATCAAATTTGCGGGTTTATATAGCTCTAATTTAATATTACCGTTTAAAAGATCTGATTTATCAATACTTTTTATACCGAAATTTTTCCAACTGTCACTTAGTTCACCTCTATAAATAACACCTGCCGCTACTATTTCAGTACTTTCTTTCATCACACTATTTGGCACCTCTACCTTCTTATTAGTAAACTCACCATATACTTGGCAAAAACCACTTTGTTGTTCTATACCATCACCCGTTATAACCTCAAATTCTAATAAAGTAATTCTTTTAATAGGGTTATCTTTGTTATCTAAGTTTCCAGGATTAAACTTAATAATATTGCTGTCTTTTGTTTTAAAGTCTTTATTATTAAAAGAGAACTTTGTAATGTTACTAAACCTATTTGGTCCATATATTGTTTGGTCAAAGTAAAGAGACGATAAAATAATGGGTGAATGTGTTTGATCTGCTATATAACTGGCAAAATCAATATATCCTGACTTATTTGGATGAACATTGTCTGCAAACATTCCATCCTTTAAGTTTTTATAATCCCCTGTTCCATTTGTAGACCAGTGTAAATAATCGATAATTTCAACATCTTCAAATTCTGATTTAAAGTCTGTTTGGAGCCACGTATTAAATTCACGTGCTTTCTTTTCTTTTGCATCGTTGTATAGAGCATATGCGCCAATATTGCTTAGCATTAAAATAATATTATTATCTTTACAACTTTGTGCAAAATATCTGAAATTGTTTTTCATAGTATCTATTTCAATACCAATACTTATATCGTTAATACCAACATGCAAGTAAACTAAATGCGGCAACTGGCCACCAAAGTTCATTGTTTGATTACCTCTACCATCACCCACTTCTTTTATTTGATGTAATACATCCCTTTCCCATCTACTTTTAATATCTACAGATGTTTGACCACCAATACCATGATTTAAAAATGGAATAGTGAATTTGTTGGATAGCTCAAAGCTTAACTGCCCCACTTGCGATTTATAGCTTTCCATATAATCAACATTCCCTGAAGGGTGAAGCCTTCCGTGCTGTTCTGGATGACCTTCTGCAATAGAGTCTCCAATAAGTACAGCATAAGGCATAACCAAATCTAAATAAGCACCATACTCAGCTTTAACCAAAACACCTGTGTTTGCATCAGTAGACTTAATTGAGTTTGATTGATTAATATCATTAGGCTGATACGCACCATTTGAAAATGCTAAAGTATTAGCGTTAATGCATGACATAAAACCTTTCTTAATTCGATTAACTTCCTCAAACTTTTTATCTGCCTCTAACTTTTTTATAAATGTATCTTGCACCCAGCTTTTTTCAGAAAATTTTGATTCCGATCTAAAGTCATTAATTGTGTTTACATCTATTATTTGAACAAGTTTAAAAACATAATGTTCTATACCATTTACATCAATGTAATCATCCATTTCGGTGTTCGACACAGTAAACACCACTTGTGGTTCCCATTGGCTTGATGCGTTGCCATCGAAGTAAGCATCAACATATACAAATTGCGGATAGCTTTGCAAAGTTAATATTTTCTCATTCTTTAATTCCACACGCAGGCCACTTACATAACCTACGCCCGGTGTTACGCTAAATGTATTGGCGGTTGATCGCGGGACTACTTTAAAGCCATCATCAATAAACCAGTCCTTGCCGTTCATGTCGCTAGCGAGCTGGCGGGTTAGCTCATCCATGCCGCTTAAACGTGCAGTAAAGTCTAACTGCCATGTTTCTGGCGATACGCTAATACCCGCCAAATCTGCTATGCCTGAGTATTCAATACCAAAGTTACGGTTTAGTGTGTTACCGGCACTGCCTGGCGCGGTGATTGTTTTGGCAACAGTTGGTACATGGCTAATGGCTACTAATGTTTGATTTATTGACGAATACAGTCCTACCCAGTTAAATTCAAACGGGCCCGTAACGCTATCGAGAACCGTTGAGTAAACAACTACGTTGTCGTTAATACGGCCTGTTTGCTGCACGTTTTGTTGATGCACAATATAGCTGTTTGGAATGCCTTCGTTGCGATCAATTGTGCCGGTTGGGTCTTGCCCTGCTACGTTAGCAAAAATAAAAGTGTCTATGTCTAATTGTTGGTTAGCCTGTGCCTTGGTTGCAAATAACTTTTCGCCGGCAATCGTTATAACTTGTGCCATGGTTTAATACTCCTGTTTAACATTCGCGACGGTAAATTCAGCATGGCTGTCCATCGTCATAAATCGGTTTGTTGGTAATAAATTGGTATTTAATTTGGCTATAGTGAATTCACCATCACCATCAAAGTTTTTAGGGGGTGCAGCTACAGTTTGCTTGGCAATAGTCACGTATTCATAACGACGAGTCGTTCGCCCATATTGGCGGCATAATGCATTTATTAAATTTTGGCGTTCGCCTAAGTCGGCATCCAGCAGTTGCAAACTCACAACATCCCAATCAACCGTACTTATTCGCTCATCAATGGTTATCCATGGCATACCGAGCTTTTCAAACATATCAAGCCAGCCGCTTTTGCTCCCTGCCCCTTTAGCAAATGGCAAAGCGTACTTAACGCGCGTTCTGTACATCAGCTCTGTTTCGTTAGGTATTTGAGTAATGTCTCGCTCCCATGCGAGTAAATTAACCAACTCAAGTTCGGCGGTCATTGGGTCAAGCTGCTTAGCAGGCCATGCCAGCATGTCTGCTACACGCTGCCAATAAATAACGGCTGCTTGGCGTAGCTTATCGAGCTCACTAGCTGGCCTAGCCAGCCAGTAAGGCATTTTAGTTAGCGCTTGCCAGTTTATGTTCATAGTGCATTACCGTTTTCTATAGTTAGCGCAGTTAAGCGCGGCACATTGTTTTGGCTGGTTATATCGGTTTGGTGCCAATTTAATGAATCAATACCGTCAAACTCTCTATGTAACTCTTGGCTTAATCTGCTAAAGCTAAAGCGGCTAGCGGGTTGTGTTTTAGTCACTGTGTAATCGGTGTTTTCTCTAAACGCACTGCGTATAAAGTTTTCAACGTTTGTTAGCAATGCGGTTACTTGGGTCGCTAATAAATAGCCATGCGGGTAAACAGTTACACCTACACTCACATTTACACCTGGCATAGCAATTACTTGTAAATCGTCGCCATGACCATGGAAGCCTTTTTCCATTACGTATTCGTTTAAATCATCAATTAAGCTTTGGCTGGGTGTACCTGTGTCTAACAAAATATAGGCATTGGCAGTACCAGGGCCACGCGGTGCATCGTGTTCAAAAAATATATTGTCGGTATCAAGGCCACTGCGCTGGGTTAAAATAGCGCGATAAACGGCGTCAATGTGCCAAGGCGCTGCAGCGGTAAATGCGTTACGGGTGCGTAGTTTTAAATCTTGGTTTGTCTCGGCATCCGCGCCAAGCGCATCAAGCCAGTTTTCATCATTAACTGCACTGGCAATACCCGTTACCGACTCAGGTAAAATATGGTAATAACCTGCGCCTAGGTTGTATGCTGCCCCTGCATTTTCGGCAACAACAGGCACTAATACACTTGCTTGGTTTTCAGGTAAAATTACATCATCAACCGTTAGCACACGGTAAACTGTGCCGTTTATAGCGTCGGTTTGTATTACGGTACCGGCGCTAATTAATAAACCTGGTCCTGTAATAGCTGCGCGATTAAATCGCACTTTGCCATGTGCTCGCTCTTCACTTTTACGCGTTAAGTCGTGCTCCCATGCTTTGGCTTCAATAAATTCGCTATCAGTAGCCGTTTGCAAAAATAGATTAGGCAGTATTTTTTCTATTAATATTTTGTTGACTACCCATGTGGCAGGCTTTGCCACAATCGCGCTAATAAGTCGCCAAAATGGTGAATAAGGCGAGTCGTTAGCAATAATACTGCCGCTTTCATCTACGTCTTGTTTAAATAGCGTTTTCCAGCC